GCACTGCTACAACTCCATAGTCCATGCAGTTCCAAAACTGCAAGTTAGGTAAGTCCAAATCAGGGTCTGGTGTTTTTGGCTCTGAAACAAATGCTGATATTGGGAGTTTATCAAACATTGCACCATAGTCAGGTAAGAATGTTTCAAAGTAGAAAGCACGACCAGGAATTGATTTAGCCGATATCCATACTCCTTTAACGAACTCACCATGACTGTCATCCAAATCCCTTAAATATTCTTTTCTGACCCAAACCTCTATGGAGGGTAAATTACAAATTAATCCTGCCATTACATTACTTTGAAATTAACACCTCTCATAGCTGCGCCACCGCCTCTCATCTTCATAACTTTGCCACCCTTTTTCATGTAGCCCATTTTGTTACGAACTTCTGTAGGCAACTTTCTTAAACCAGGATTTTCACCAGCAGATGGCAATGGCTTAAGTGATCCACCACCTTTTGCAGTCATTGGCTTACCTCTACCCATCAGCCTATCCATCATTTCTTTTTGTTTAGGAGCTAGAAAAGGCATACCTGATTTAGGTTTAGCTGGTCTCTTACGACCTTTTGGCATTGGTCTTGGTTTAGGTGATTTCATTTCCATAGGTTTCTTGCTCTTTGCTTTTTTACCCATACTCATGATGCCTCCTTCTTGTTTTTTAAACAAACCTGCCTTCTTTCCAGCATCTATCATGATCTTTATCATTTCTTTTTCTGATATAGATCCTCCTCCTTTTCTTATTGCTGTAGATGCTTTATCGTCTAAAATTTTACCTACGTTACCACCCTTTGCCTTTTTCTTGACATTTTTCATGGCTTCCTGATTAGCTCTTGCTGTGCGCTTACTAAACTCTCTGTTAAGGGATGTGGTTTTATCAGCTCTAAATGGATCTTTTTTCTTGGTTTTCTTTTTAGTTTTACCAATATCCATTCCGCCTCCGCCCATTATGTCTCTACCTTTTCTTGTAGGTTTTATTACTATTGGCATTATCTTCTCCCTAATGATGGTGATTTAGTTTTATATAATCTTCTTCTTCTCATTCTATCAATAGCCTTTTTTGGCTTCATTTTAGGTGTAGGAGGCGGTGTCATCGCCACTTTTTTCTTTTTTACTGCTCCACTCTTTTTAGGCTGTAAAGCTGCCATTTGAGTTTTCGTCATACCTTTGTAAGGACTTTGTTTAGTGCTTCCTGCAACTGTTGCGCCTGTTCTTCTTTTGCTACCAACTTTCGATGCAGCATAAGGTAACTTTAACGTTGCTCCTGCTCTAATTTTATTTAAATCGGTTATTTGTGGATTAGCTTGTTTCAATTGATTTAATGTAAATCCCTTGCTTTTAGCTATTTGTGATAATGTATCACCGCTTTTTATTTTGTACTGTGGCATAATTTAACTCCCAAAAAATGTGTTATATGGTACAAATCTAGCAGAAGCGTTTTCAGTATCTTCACCTGCAGCTAGTTCAAATTGAAACTCGTATTCTTGTTTCAATGCATTGACCCTGTCGTTTACCTCTGGTCTTTTCATAGCAACATAGTAGGCAAGACCAGATACTAGGCAGGGTACAAACCTTGGAGGAATAAAGGCAGTTGTAGTTCCTGATATTCCAGAGGATATTCCGTCTATGCCTACTATTCTGTAATAAAACAAAGTATATGTTTGTGTGCTGTCTGGCACTGGATAAAATGTTACATCTACTTTGTTACTTAATCTTTGTATAAATATTTGTGTTGGTCTTCCTGTTGTGTTTTTATTAGCAGTCTGTGCATATGTAGAAACGCTAATCCTAGTTAGGTTAGTATCTGTTTGATTTGTTCCTGTGCCTGTTCTTATTTGATGCTCTAATAAATCTACAGTATCTGTAGGCAAAGTATATGTGGCTGTTCCTGATGTTAATGCCTGTGTGCCTTCTGCTATAGTCCACAGATTAAGACCTCTATTCTGCCACTCAGCAGTCAGTATATTAAAAGACCTTCTTATGGTTTTTAGATCGTAACCAGTTTTCATATCAAGACCCGCTCTTTCAAAAGCCTCTTGAAATATCTCTGGTATGTCTGGTGTTACTGCTGCCATTTATGTGACCTTTCTATAAGCCTTCGTCTTTCGAGCAATCTTCTTGGGCTGTTTAGAAAATTGTTTACCTTTTCTAGTTGCTTTGCGTTTAGCAGCCGAAGAACGGGCGTATTCAGCGGGCGAAAGAGCCTTAATTGCTTTTTCAGGTAGGTAACGCTCGCCAGTTGCCTTTGGTCCCTGTGTACTAGGTTTACCACTTTTTGTTCGCCACTTTTGTTTACCCCAAGCCTTCAAGCTCCTTTGTGATTTTTTTAAAGCCATCTACTTTACCTTTTTTGCTTTTCTAATAGCTTCTTTACCTTTTTTAAATATACTAGCCACCTGACTCTTACCCATCACCTTTGCTCTTTGTTCTCCCACTGTAAGTATTTGTATCTTACGAGCATAAGGTTTATTAATCTTTTTTACCTTTGATACCGTAGATCTTGCATCTGCTGGTGTTGCAAACTTGATACTCACTGTATCTCTAGGATTTTCATCTGTATATAGTCTCCTTCCACTACCCTTTGGTTTTTTTCCTGTGCCAACTTTTGGATCTCTCTTTTTCATTTTTTATTCATCCAAGCTGTGGTGCCCATATATGCACCCACAATGCCTGCGCCTGAAATGTAAAAAAGTGAAGAAATTTCTGCAAGTGCATTTATTCTTTCTATACTAATAAAAGGCATAAACATCATAAAAGTAAATAATCCCATAGCTATTAAAGTATACCTTGCCATTCTAAGTTGAGCAAGGTTCTTGCGAAGCGCTGTTTCTGTTTCTTTTATTTCTTTCATATTAGCAAGCTCTGCATCAGAAACCACACCATCGCCATCTAAATCATACTCATTATATTTGCTTGATGTCTGTAATTTTTTCTGTTTTGTTTTCATTTATTTTTAACCGCACTATTTAAAGAATTAATAACATCATCTATATTAGGCTCTTTTTGCCAAGGATTATAAACACATTTGAACTTCTTCGGGCACCAACTTTCTATCATCATCTCGTATGTTTTATTGCCTCCTATATAAATACACGCCATCATACCACTCTTTGATTTGATTCTTTTAGCAAGTCTACAAGTAGTATATTTTTTTTTTTGATTTTACCTTGATGTATTTTTTGTTGCCTAGTGTAGTCTTTTGGTTTGTAAATATAACCCTCTGTCATATGCAAATAATTTTCTGCTCGTGCTTGTTTCATCCAGATGCCTGCAACTAATGCAGCAAACCCACCAACTATAGCTACCACTATAAACCAAGTGACAGCCTCACCTATTTGTCGTCTAAGTTGTTGTTGTTTGTAAATTGTTTCTTGACGCTGCTTTCTAATCTGTCCTTCCATCTTTAACAGATCGTCATATGCCCGTGGTCCATAAGTCATATTTAAGAACATCTTTAGCTCATACCTTTGTTCTTCAAGTTTTTTCTTTGCAGCATATGCTGAGAGAGCTGCCTCTTCAATTGATCCTGCTTTAAACAACTTACCAAATAGGGGAGGATTCTTCGCTTGTTTTTCTGCATTATCCACATCTGATACAGCTCCCATCCATCTTCCAATATCTCCAGACATTTGCTCAATATCACGACCTACTGCAAACCCTTTCTTGATTGCATCAAATGCTTTTGAAGCCACTCCTACGGCTAATGATATTGTTGCTGGATCTATTGTTCAACTCCCTTAACCTCTATATCCACCACCTTTGGCTTTGTATTGTTTAGCAAGCATTTGCGCTTTTCTGGCTGACCACTGACCAGGTGCGCCACCTTTACCACCTGCTTTTATTCTGTTAAACAAAGCCTTTCTCATGGTTGGCTTTGTGTAGTTACCTGCTTTGTTAACTGTGCTTTTACCACCTTTTTTCATTCTTTTAAGTATACCACCACCTCTCATACCACCAGATGATGACCCTGATGATGAGGATGTTGAAGTGGATGAAGAAGAAGCTGGACCATCATCTAAGTTCTTTGCAGATCTGATGATGTTTAAATCTTTTCTGTCATCACCTGTAGATAAAAATCCACCTGTTTTTAGTCTCATTGGCTTCTTCATATTACACTCCTATGTGCTAATAGCTTCCATTCTTTCACAAAGTCTCTCTGCTCTCTTAGTTACTTGATCATACCACCTTGAACTGCGCATCTCAGCCGCTGCAGATTTCCAATCTCTTTTATTTACATTTTCTCTCATGCGAATAAATTTGGATAAACGGGGTCTGCCTAGATTAAACATCATATTGGCAATAATTCTTTTTGCCTCTTCAGGTAAGTCATCAAAGTCATCGTATAAAACTTTACATTCATTTATTGTTGTTTGTATGTCTTTGTCAAATAACTCATTGACTCTTTCTTCAGAGACTTCAGTGCCCACTGGTTTGTCGTACTCTTCATCCCACTCTGTCAGAAGGTGCCCAATTCCTACAGTTTTCAAATTTAAGTGATCTAAATACACAGAGTGCACGCAACCCTCGTCTCTTTTTAGCTCTTCTCTTAACTTGTCAATATCCATTATCTCATAGAACCTTTTGTTTTACCCTTAGTAGCTAATCCATCGATAGGTTTAGATCTCTTCATCATTCCGCCCATCATCATTCTTTGCATTTCATTAGCACCTGTAGCTGCCATAGAACTTCTTGCAGTTTGTGGCATTTGCGCTGATGCCATCGCCATTTTACTTCTCTTTCTTTTATCTCTTTGCTTTTGTGCAAAAGGCATTAAAGCTACACCACCTAATCCACTTGCAACTATATCACTCACAGGACCTTTGCCTTTCATTATACTATATGCTGGACTCAATGCGGCAGCGAGATCTCCACCACTCATTTTCTTTTGAACAGGTTTTTTCTTTTTATTAAGTATTTTTCTTTTAGTGCCTTTATCAGAGCCCATTTTTTCACCTATGAATTTTTTTCTCATTCTTTCTCTGTTACCTTTTAATCCATACATGGTACCACCTTTCATTTGTTGTCTCATAGAAGCTCGGCTAATCAACACTTCCACCTACGTCTTGCTTGTCTTAATCTACTGTTAGGGTT